TATCGATAAATTTATAGATAATAGTAACATCAAAATATCTACAATACTTTATTTTGCGAATCCTAAATACTTCGAATCTAAATTTAAACTACAAAACGGTTTATATAATATTTCAAAATATATCAGGTTTTTACCTTTTTTCACAGAAAATGTCCCTAGAATTAAGTCACTTATCGAGGAGTATCGTATTTGTTCACATGAAATGTCTACAGATTATGATTTAATCAGAAAACAAGAAATACTAAAAGAATTAGAAAATTTAACAAAAGATTATTTTGAGAGGATTCAATGAAGAAAGAAATTGAAGATAGATTAATATCTAGTATAAGAACTCCTGAGGATTTAGCAGAGATATTTACAAGGGGGATAGATTCATCTTCTTTCGCTATTAGAAGTGATATTTTTGACTTTATTAAAAAATATAATAACAATTATATGGATGTTCCTAAGCCTGAGATATTAACTTCTCAGTATCCTGATTTTGAATATTCAGATAACATTAACGAAAAAGAAAAGAAGTTCTTAATCGATGAAGTAAAGAAAAGTGATGTAACTTCAAGTGTGATTAAGGTTATAAATAAAGGCACTGATTTACTGATTAAAGACCCATATGGCGCTATAGAATACATCACAGGTCAATTAAATTCACTAACTAATACGCCTAAGATATCTAAAAGCTTTACTGATAAGGATGCTTTGAAAAGATTAGAAGTCTTGAAATCAGTAAAAGAAAAACTTAGTCAAGGTGGGTCGATAGGGATTAAAACTGGCTTATCCATATTTGATAAAAGTTTGTTAGGTTGGCAACCCGGTAATTTAGTCGCTTTAGTGGGTAGATTAGGAATTGGTAAATCATGGGTTTTAGAATACTTAGCATGCTCTGCATATTTGGATAATCGCAGAATAGTCTATCTTTCTCCAGAAATGACAATTCAAGAGGTAGAAGCTAGATGGGATACTATTGTTTCGTCAATGACAAATGATGTATTCCCCCATGAAGAATTGGTCACGGGTAAAATAAACGAAAAGAAATATAAAGAATGGTTAGAGAGAATCTCTAGACGTTCGGATTGGTTAACTATGGATTCTAATGCTGGTAAATCATTTTCTATTTCTGCAATACAGTCAATTGTTGATGAATTTCAGCCTGATTTATTATGCTTAGATGGTTTCTTGCTCATGGATAACGGAGCTAAAAATGTTCAGAGATGGGAAGCTATGTTACAAGCGGCATATGGATTAAAGGCTATAGCGCAAAATAATAAAATTGTCATTATAGCTACTACTCAGGCTACAAGAGATGCTGCAAATGAAATGCCTGAGTTGCATCAAGTTTATGGCGGCGATTCTCTCATGCAAGCAGCAGATATTGCAATTATGATTCAGAAAGACGAACAGACGCCTATGAGTAGATTTATAACGATACCTAAAGTTAGAGGTAGAAAGTCGCAAACAACTAAAATACCCATCAAGTTTGATGTTAATAATGGTAAGATAGGTATATAACTATGCAATGTGTAGAATGTAAGCATTTTGAATGGCATATGTTTGATGTAACTAATTATCCCAGGGATGATGGAGAACCTGTCATAGATAAATGTGTTTGTAATATTACATGGTGGGAAATGGAAGACCCTTGGCATGTTATTCCGAGTTGGTGCCCTCTAGGGTATAAAAACACAGAAGCAGAATGAACGTAGAAAAAGCAATAGAATTATTAGAATACGCTGGGATAGAAGTTATAAGACCTGAAAAGCATGGAGAAATTCTCTGCAGATGCCCATTTCATGAAGATTCTACTCCAAGTATGTGGGTGAATGCGTATACCGGGAAATATTTATGTTTTGCGGGTTGCGCATCGGGATATTCTATAGATGATTTAATATTTAGAGTTACTGGTAAAAAAATTGAAAATAGAGACGAAATTGATATTGATTATATCAAGAAAAAATTAATCTCTCATAATAGCTTGCATATAAGACAACCTTGCATCCCTATTTTACCGTTGGCCTTAGACAACAAGGGATATGATTTTTTATTTAGACGAGGCATAGATGAAGCATCCATCAGAAAGTATAATATTATGTGGTGGGAAGAAAATAATTCAGTCGTGATTAAGCTTCATGATGTAGGGTTCGTAGAAAGATATATCGATACTACAGGTAAGAAAAGCAAATACCATTACATTTCGGGAACTAGAATAAACGATGGGTTGTTTGGGTATGAGACTATCAATAAAGAAATTGATGAATTAACTTTGGTAGAAGGATGTTTAGATTCGATATATTTATCGCAATTAGGAATGCAAAATACGCTTGCTCTATTACATGCTGATATATCAGATAATCAACAGTTACTGCTTAAGAATTCCGGAATATACAAAATTAATGTAATGATGGATAATGATGAGGGAGGTGAAATAGGGGCTTCTAGAATAATTTCTAAGCTCAAAAAGAATTTTTTAGTATATAAATGTGAACTACCCGAAAATAAAGACCCTAACGACTGTAAAAAAGAAGAAATTTTAAAAACATTTGAAACAAAAAAATTAGTTTAACACATTAAGGAGATTTTAAAAACATGAAATTAGTTAAGAGTTTAGAAAAAATTGAAGAAGTTACTAAAGAGACACAAGCTGCTTCTTCTGCAGACTGGATTAGATATCTAAAGGTCAGAGATGGCGAATTTGCATTAATTAGATTTATCACTGATGCAAAAGATGTCATTTCGGCGCCTATGCATAATGTTACTCAGATGACACCCAAAGGTGAGCGAACTGTAAAAGAATATTGTACACTTTCAGATAATGGTGCTTGCCAGAATTGTGCTAAAGGAAGTGCTCCCTCCGAAACTATATTCTTATGGGTATATGTATACTATATCTTGCATAGGACTCAGAACCCTCGACTCGAAATGTTCCCAGACCAGAAGTGGCAGCCTGTTAAAGTGGGTGCCACGAATATGTATAAAGAAGATATTAACAAACCTATGATTTTAAGAACGGGTGTTGGTAAGAGTAACTATATCAAGAACTTGTTTTTGGACTTCGCTCGTGAATATGATACGCTGGTTGATAGAGATTACAAATGGTCTCGTAAAGGTGCGGGATTTAACGATACTACCTATAACCTGATTGCAAAAGACAAGAGTGACACAAATTCAGAGATAGTATCTATTACAGAAACGTTACCCGCTATGGAAGATGTCATCATGGGTAAAGTTAAAACTTTTGGTGAAGTTGAAAAAGTAACTGAAATTAGTGCAGATGATATTGCTGCTGATATAGAGGAGCTTTTTTAAAAATGAAGAGGATGATTCAGGGTAACTTAGATAATTTTCAGCTTAGTCAAGATGGCTATTGGAGATATGGTGGGTATGTAAGTGTTTCTGATGACGAATATACGATAATCAAAGAGCTGGCTGAAGAATATGACATTCCTGATAGAGTTGTAGCTTCAATTTTACTTAGAATATCTATATCGAAGATAATGTCTAATAACGAAGTCCCAGATATTTCAATTTATGTCGATAACTACAAAAGATATATTAATAACAAATATAGTCGAAAGAAGAATGATAACAAGAATTTTGAGAATTATTTTTATGAGGAAGTAGATACTTCGTCACATTGGTAATCACAAGGTGGGGTGCGCATACTCTAAACGCACATTATACTTTCTAAAGGAGCTATTCGATGCAAACTAATTGCTTATGCTTACCTATGCTATATTTAGATGTTAGGAATGAAAAGTTAAGAAAGTATACATTTAGGGATGGTCAATCTATTAAAATATATAATCCACAATGGGTAATACATACCAAAGACAGTTGTCGAATATTAGATAAAAATAATCGAAGTTATGATATAGGCACAAATTGGGCTTATATGGTAAGAGAATAGAAAGGAATTAAAAATGACTACAGTAAGCGCAAAAGTTGGGTTAACTTTAAAGATTTTTAAAGATTCACAATATGAATTCATCAGACCTGAGATTGGTATCGAAGGTATTGATATTGATAAGCCTTTAGAACCTCAACTCAAATTAGCAAAAGCGGCAATAGATGCTACTTGGGACTTTGTTGACGACCAGATAAATGAAAAAGTAATTACTCAAATGCCTAATATCGAGAATGAGATGAAAGTCCAGGTCGCGACTAAGCTTAATCAGCATGAAGTGGCACTTAAGAAGATAGCTACAGAGGTGGCTGAGTTAAAAAAGAATATGTGTTAGTGAGTTTAATATGATAGGAATAATCGGTTCGGGGCCCTCTGGTTTAATGGCTGCTTGGGCATGTATTCAATCAGGTCAAGATTTTGAAATTTTAACAAATACATATCAAAAACCCTTTGCAAAAGGTTTTCAATACTTACACGAAAGATGTGATTTACCTTTAATAAATTATGGCTTGACAAAGATTTACGTCCCTAAAAATTTACTCCCTGAAGATTTTTCAAGAGTATATTCAGAAAAGATTTATTCAGTAAGCGATATTTCTAGGGTGAATAAGACCTACTTCGATAGTTCAATAGATGATTGCTATAATTTAAGTGACGCATTAACATATATCTGGGATTTAGTGTATCCTAATGTGACTGAGTGTAAAATAACTTGCTTTAATGATATAATCAATCTAAATTCTAAATATGAATTTGTTTTCTCTACAGTCCCGTTAGACCAATTTTTTGAATGTAAGTATTCTACTACATATGTGGCCACGAGACAAAATGATACAAAATCAGAAATGAATAATTTTGTTATTTTCAATGCGAATAAGTTTGATAATATAGTCAGATACGGAAATTTATTTGGGACGATATTTTCTGAAACTTTAACTTCTACTTCTAGATATTCACTCCCTGTTAAAAAAGTGGTAGGTAGTGTAGAATTACCTAGTGGTCTCCCGGAAAATATTATATTCACAGGTCGATATGGTTCTTGGAATAAACAAGTCTTAGTTACTGATGTATATAAAGAGGTTTTAAGTACCATTGGATAAGCTATATAAAGACCAAGCAAAATTTACTGAAAAAGTTCTGGGTAGACTTATAGGACATTTTCCACTTAATCATAGTGAGAAGATACAATGGACTAAGGAATATTTACTTTGTTTAATCAAAGAATGTACTGAAGTTTTAGATGTCTTAGATTGGAAGCATCATTATCACGATGGTAGGGAGTTAAATTTAAGTAATCTCGGTATAGAATGTATCGATATACAAAAATATCTATGGGGATTAATGACTATCTGGGGTTTTGATTACGAACAATTCGAAACTATGTATGAGATTAAGTCATTAGAAGTAGAACAAAAATTCTTTCAGAACAATATTTTGCCTAAGATATCAGAAATAAGCAAAGTGTGTGTGATAGACATTGATGGAGTATTATGTGAATATCCTAGTTGCTTTTATGATTGGGTCATACAGAATTATAGCATAGACGTTCTCAAACACACTAGAAATCCTATCGAATGGGAAAAATACAAAAATCTATATCGAGAAATGGGCGGTAAGCGGAATATAAAACCCAATCTGGTTGCAGTAGATAGATTACAAGAGATAAAAGATTCGGGATATACAATTGTATTGTTGACAAATAGACCTGTACATAAATATAAGAGGATTTATTCTGATACTATATATTGGTTAGATAAAAATAAAATACCCTACGATTATATACTATGGGCAGAAGACAAGAAGATTAGCACTATTTTTAAAGGGAATATTAAAGTTGAATTTGCAGTCGATGATTGTCAATCGATATTAGATGAATATAATTCATTAAATATACGAACATTCTTACAAATACCTAAATTAAGCGAACTATAAGAAAGGGGACAACAATGGAAATTGATGTCATGAGGCGGATTATGGGCACTATGCCCGACCGAAATGTAAGGTTAAAAACAGAGTTTTTCGAAGGTGTAGAAGGAATTAAGGTAAAACTAATAGATTTCCCTAAAAATCCATATAAGGCTATTTATACAATGGCTACTTCTACTTGGGGTAAGCATATTGATAAATGGGATGAGACACCTATAGATGGTAGAATTGCTGTTGTCAAATCAGTTCTCGACTTTAAATCATTACCTAATGCGATGGAATCATTTTCTTTTACATTTGCTGTAGAAGGTTGTTCAAGAAGTGCATTTGACCAGATAGCTAGGTCTCGAATAGGATTTGTGTTCGCTTCTATGGGATGGCGAGATAATGACCATTCTGATATTGGTTTTAGGGTGCCTATGTCGATAGTCGAATCAGACTATTATGATGCATTTAAAGAAAGTGTTATAAAGAATAAAGAATTTTATCACGATTTAGTTTCTAAAGGTCAAGCGAATTGGCAAGACGCTAGGTCAATCATCCCTATTTCTGCATGTCATAATTTCTCATTCGCTGCAAATTATATGGCTTTGAGAAGTTTTGAATCGAAGAGATTGAAGTTCTGTGAACAAGCTGATACAGTTGCGGTCGCTTGGTTAATAAGAGAAGAGATGCTTAAAAAATTCCCATTGCTAGGAATGTATCTTAGACCCTCGTGTGATTTTAAGAGGAAATGCGAATATCATCAAGCATATGATATGTCAGAAATGTTTGGATGCTTATTTAAAGAATGCGGCAGAAATCCTTATAATTATGCTAATGATGATAGTTATGCTACATTTAACACTTCTTGCACAAATAAGTTTCAGTTAGAGCGACAACTTAATATAAAAATACCCAATGCTATAGAAGATATGCCAATAAATTATAATAATATGTCTACTCTAGACATGGATTTGTTTGTTGAATAATATGTATATCGAAAAATTTAAATCTGTTTTAGACGAAATGTACAAATTATCTGCAGATAAAACCTCAGATTATGGTGATACAACATATCATAAATATGGGATGAAGATGAGATTTTGTGATATATGGCGTAAATTTTCTAGGCTAGAGAATTTACTATGGTTTGATAATAAAAGAAAAGTTTCTGACGAATCTATCCGTGACACATTAATGGATTTAGCGTGCTATTCAGTAATGGCGATTGTTGTATTTGATGAGGAACAATCTTCTAAGAAAGGTTAGTGAGTTAATATGGTTATTACAGATATACATGAATGGGAGTCTGTAAAGTCCCATTTTAAAACTTCTAAGATTTTTATAGTCGATATTGAAACTACGGGGTTATCAATACATTATAAGGATTATATTATTGGTATTGGTGTAGCGACATTGAGCGAGGCTCACTATTTTCCCGTAGCTCATGTATCTCATAAATTAAATAAGAATATAATATTAGAATTAATAGAGATATTAAATAATGCTAAAATTATTATTAATCATAATATCAAATTTGATTTAGCGGGATTATCGAAATTAGGTTTTAAAATTGAAGGTAAAGAATTTATCGACACTCTTGTTATGAGTAGAATGTGCACTGAAGATAGATTTGCTAAATTAGATTTAATTTCTTCTTGTAATCGATTTGTGGGATATACAAAAGACAACAAAGCCGAATTAAAAGAATACATGAAAAAGAGAAAGATAAAAAGATATGAATTGGTAGACCATTATTTTATGGGTAACTATTGTATAGAAGATGTTGTGAATACTCGAAATTTATTCTTTGCTTTATTACAAAAAATAAAAGAGACGAATCAAGAATTTGTTTACGAGCATGAAAAAAGAACTACAAAGACATTATTTGAAATGGAATATTGTGGTTCTAAAATAGATATAGAGTATTGTAATAAGGTTTATAAAGAACTTTATGATAGAGCTATTGAAATTGAAAATCAAGCTCTTGAAATTACAAAAGAACCTGTTGATTTACTTAGTCCCAAGCAGGTTGGTGATTATTTTCATAGTTTAGGGATAAAGTCTCCCGGAAGAACTCCTGCGGGTAAAGAAAGTTGGGATGAAAAAGTTCTGATTAATTTGAATCACCCTTTAGTAGGAGTTATAAAGGAATATAGAACTATTCGAAAATTACGAGATACTTATTTTGAACCTTTCCTCGAAACTGAAGTATTACACCCTTCTTTTAATAATTGGGGGACTGTAACAGGGAGGCTATCTTGTAGCAATCCTAACCTTCAGAATATTCCTAGATTTCAGAAATCTATTTCTGGAAATGAAGTAATCAGCGATGAGAAAAAAGAGAAGATTAAAGCGATGGTTGCTTTAAAGAATCATGTAAGCCCGGGAACTAATGCTGGAGGTTCTGGATTTTCTTCATGGGGTTTCACTGGTGATGAATCATTTAATGAAGAAGACGATGATATTGTTTCAGTGAGAAGATTATTTATTTCAAGGCCTGGGTGTGTATTATATTCATTTGACTATTCGCAAGCTGAAGTTAGAGTTTTTGTGAGTTATTTAAATAGGCCAGAAATTATTAAGCTAATTTCAGATAAAGAATTCGACTTTCATGGTTTTGTTTGTGAACTTGTATTCAATAAATACAAAGATAAAGATGAGGACTTCAAGTTCTATAGACAGATATCTAAAGCGATTACATTTGGTTTGATTTATGGTATGGGAGATGGATTATTAGCTGCTCAAATGGGTAGGCCTATTGAAGAAGCAAAAAGCTTTAGGAAACTATATTTTGAAAGATTACCCGGCGCAATCGATTTTATCAATAATGTAAATAAGAAAGTATTAAAGACTGGATGTATCAAAAATAGATATGGTCGAAAATATTGGATTACTCCTGATAAAGCTTATGTAGGAGTTAATTATTTAGTCCAGGGTACTACAGGAGATTTAGTTAAAGATAGAATGAATGTGCTTAATGATTTCTTGAAGACAACAAAAAGTAAAATGATAAATCAGATTCATGATGAAGTTATCGTTGAAATACCTCTAGAAGAGGAATCTGAAATTGTACTTAAGATAACTGAAATATTAGAAAAAAATAGATTAAATATACCCATGAAAGTTGATATCGCAAGATGCTATCCATCGTGGGCTAATAAACCTAAGGGGGAATAAGTGGGCTCAATTACAAATTTTTTAGATGAAGCTATTTTAAATTGCGTAGAATGTGATTTACATAAAGAATCTATAAATAAGGAATTAGGCAAAGTTTTAGGTATAGGTTCGGAAACTAAAATTATGTTGGTTGGTATTAATCCTTCTATTAAAAGAACAATTGAAGACAAATATAATATGAGACCCGACCTTACTTTTTCAAATACACCCAGGGGAATGCTTTCTAAAGTTTTACATGAAGTTGAATTGCCCTACGAGTCTATGTATGTTACTAATCTATTAAAATGTTCTACAGCAGACAATTCAGAACCTACTGAAGAACAGATAAAGAAATGTTTTAATAATATATTTTTACAGGAGTTTATCGCATTAGAGATTCCAGAGCATGTGATTTGTTTGGGTAACCTTGTTTATGAATTTTTGAATGAGAACTTAGCAAAATTTAAAAGGACACAAGTCTATAAAGTGTATCATCATTCATATATAGCTAATAGAGCTCCAGATAAATATGAAGAGTGGAAGAACCAATTCTTAAGGATAAAAGGGAATATATGCTTGACTTAGAAGAAGTAATTGTAAATGGTAGAAAGACACATGAAATAATAGGTCTTTGTCAGACTTACTCAATAGACGAGATTGATAGGTTATCTTTAGATAAAATAGATGAGACTGAAATATTTGACTATGTAGAAAAAGAAAAAGACATTGACGAAATGATTAAAGATAATTCTACTAGTAGAAGATTAGTTAAAGTCTATCAACCTCAAATAGATAAACCGGAAAAATGTATCTCATTGATTCAGATATTAATTAATAGAAATATAAATTATCTTATATGTTATCTTAGGTCTAGTGACATTAATAAATATACAAGTGATTTAACATTTTTAGCGAAAATGGCCAAGAAGATAAAAAATTGTAAATTAATTGTATTCAGAGGTTCAACTCATGAGTATGTGGAGGATTAAATGGTAAAAAAACAAGAAGATTTTGAATCTACAGACCAGATTGATGAATTAATCAAGAATATTTCAAAGAGTTTTGCTGGTTTCGCTAGTAGGGGCGATGTTGCTGAAGTAAAAAAGGGAATTTTATCTACAGGTATTCCTTCATTAGATAAAATTATGGGGGGCGGATATAGAAAGGGTGCTTCCCACTTATTCACAGGTGACTCAATGTCTGGTAAGACATTAATATCATATTTTGGCATCATACAAGCTCAAGCTAAGGGTGAAATAGCAGTTTTAGTAGATATGGAAAACTGTTATGACCCAGAATGGGCTAAGAAAATAGGTATTGATACTAATAAATTAGTTGTCATAAAACCTGAAAGTGGCGAATCTGCGGTCGATACAGTTGTAGAATTGATTCGAAACAAGGTGGGTATGATTGTTCTAGATAGTAATGCTGCATTACTCCCTTTAGCTGAAAGTGAAGGTGACGCAGAACAACAATTTATGGGTATCCAAGCTAGATTGATAAATAAACTCTATCGTAAGATTACGCCTATAAATACCGATACTGTATTTATAGCTACAAATCAATTAAGACAAAAAATTGGTGACCGTTTTCATCCAGGTGTAGAAGATGTTCTGCCTGGCGGAAAAGGTCAAGTTTTTTATTCTCACCTGATGCTTAAAATTACTAGAAGAGGTTCTTTAGTTAGGAAAAATGTTAAAGGTGAAGATACTATTGTGAGTGAAGATAATAGTTCAGATAAAAAGAAAGAAGGAGTAAAGGTAGGGCATAATTTAGAGTTATTTACTGCAAAATGTAAATTCTATCCTGCTTACCAATCGTGTATAATTCCTTTTAACTTTTATACGGGACAACTAGACCATTTGAGTTCATTGATAGAAGTAGCAATAGATGAGGATATCGTACACAAGATAAATAATCTGTCATATGAATTTAATGGGACAAAAATTGTAGGTAGACAAGGGCTTACAGATTATTTTAATAGTAGACCCGATGAAGTTGAATTTTTAAAGAATTTAGTAATACAAAATGCCTAAATATTTCTATACGAAGAAACAACTTCAAGTAGAAAAATGGATTAATGAAATAGGATTTGTAACTGAGTTAGAAGTCCCTATTGGCCCGTTTTGTATGGATATATTTATACCAGAACTTAATATGTGTGTAGAAATAGATGGCCCCTATCATATGAAGAAAAAAGATAAACAAAGAGATGAATATTTAGAATTAGGTGATATATCTGTAGTCAGATTTAAGAGTGATGTAACTCGAGATAGTGTATTAGATTTTTTCAATAATTATATTAAGGAGAATTCATGAGAGCGTATTTAAAAAAGGGTTTGAGTAATATTGTAGGTTCACTTTCGCATAAATATTGGTTAGAAGATACAATTAATAACTTTATATGTAAACCAAAAGAATTTTATAAACCTTCAGGTTTTTATGCAAGTTCTGCAGGTGCTTGCCCTAGATTAATACAATTAAAAAGAAGTGGGATATCATTACCTCAACCTGATGGTAATGGTCAGAGAATATTTGATAATGGTAATGATGTACATTTAAGATATGGTCGATATTTAAAAGGTTCTGGATGTCTCATTGCTGATGAAGCAAAGTTTACAATTAATTTTGATGGGTTTGATGTAGTAGGGAGAGCTGATTTCATATTAAATTCACCTACAAATGAGCAAATTGTAGCAGAACTTAAATCAATTAATTCTAGAAGATTTAAAGAATTGATTGATTCGGGAAAACCTAAAATAGAGAATTTTTTACAATTGAATATATGTTTAAAAGGTTTAAATATTAATACAGGTTTAGTCATGTATGAATGTAAAGATAATCAACAGGTTAAGTTTTTCCCTGTATTTTTTGACCAAGCTAAATATGACGAAACAATCGATGTATTTAAAATGATTCACGAATATGAAAAGAAAGAACAATTAGTCCCTAAACCTGATAAATGTCCCGACCCTAGATATTGCCCTGCTGCTCAAACTATTTGTAAGGAAGGTTAACTAAAATGGTTAAGGTTGATGATG